CTCCACGGCTCGCGACTCCTCACCCAGTCCAAGAGGCTCCGGGGCCACATCCAGGCCCACTCTCGTTTCCCAAGAGCGAACTCACGATGTGTTCCCTTCACCCGGTCGACCAGGTTCGGTGTCCTAAAACGATACCACGGGTCAAATGGGGCTCGGACCTTTCGTCCCCTCTCCCGCTCTAAGAACTCTCGTTGACAGTCCCGGTATCTTTCATTAAACCAGTCCCGGTATTCATCCTTAGGGCAGGGCCCAACTACCATCTCGATCTTCCGCTCAAAAGAACGCTCAAAACACGATCTCTCTGCGTTCCAAGAGAAGGGTTTGAACTTGGTTGTCCGCTCATTATCGATAGCCTTCCGAAACCAGGCTTTACGAACCAACCTACGGAAGATCCCCAGAGGCAGAGCTTCCGGTGTGACATCTCTCACCCTAATCTCGGGTAAGATGAGATGGTTAATTATCCACACCCTCGTCTCAAACCTCAATCCCTGGGTCTGGTGAAGGGTCTCAAGAAGGAGAGAGTCCTCCTTACAGGCAAGGAAAGAAAGAACGGGTTTTGCCGCGAATCTGTCAGCAGCCGTAAAGAAAACACGGCTGTTGAGCTCAATCCGCTCGGTAGAACGACCAGTCTTCTCATGGTTGACCACCATGCCATAGTGAGCTGTTACACTCACCCAAGCCGCGTAAAAGGACGAATCCCCGCAGAAGGCACAATCATCACCATTGAAGCGCGCTGGTCGCACATCACGCTCTCTAACCTTGGGAGCCTGATCACCATAGCGGGCAATGAGGTAGAAAGCACGATTCAGAATACACAAGATAGGGAATGATACGTACGACCCCATCATCTGACCGCGCTTCAATCTTGTCTCCTCACCGGACCCGCATTTCACATGCGTGATCTTCTCAAAGGACTCCCACAACACTCTCTTCTCCTCCGGCTCGAGGTGGTCGGATTCTAGCAACACTTCAACAACAGCAAGTGTAGCCTTCCGGCTAATCAGGTTGGTCGCCTGACTATAGTCGCCAGAAATAAAATCCTCCCCCTCACGACGATCATTAACCAAAGGACGAAGGTGATCTTCAGTCAGCTCACCGCGTACCAGCCAATCTTTACTTGACAGGGCATCGTACAGCCCCTCATGGACCGGTCTCAGGACCTCTTTAACGTAAGAGTTCTGCAAGGTCACCACCCTCGCTTTCCCCTTAGTCTTGGCCACGGACGAACGAACACGTCCGCAGTCGAGATCCTGGCACAACCAAGGTTTGCCACTAAGTGTCCCTCCCCATCCACCGGCCGAGTCGAAGCATCCCCTCTGATTGGG